AAAACCATGCCAATGACAGAATCAGAAGTAAGAATAGCAAAGTGGCAAGAGGAACGTGAAGAAAGAGACAAGGAACTTGACGATGCCGCCAATTCTTTAAAACAAGAACAACGTGAGGCAATCACTAAAGTGTGGAATTTATTAGACGATATGGAAACCCATATTAGAGAATGTTTTGATCTTGACATGCAACATGTCCGTAGATTATCTACACTTGAGTGGAAAATGCGTGGTGCTTTTCCTGAGTTATGTAAAGGAGTATGTACCTGTGACGATTAAATCATACGAGATTACCTTACGGATTAATGGTATGGATAGTAGTATCACATTAGATGATACCTTTCCTTCCGTTGAAGATTGGATAAGTGCTTGCAACATGGCAGTGCTTATGGCAAAGCATGTGCACCCAAGCAAAGAGATAGAGTTTGTCTCTTGCTCAGAGTACATTGACGATATATATGAGGACTTTGATTACATTGCCCCTGCCTCATTCACAATACATTAAGAGGAGTGTGAATATGAATAGATACTTTGTTGAAATGAAAAGGGGATTACAGCCCACAGGAGATTTTGATCCTAATGTAATTAGTTTTTACATCTATGCGTATAGCAAAAGTCAAATCGTTGATATGTTGGGAGATGAATATTTCCTAGTCACTGTAGATCAAACAGAATGATGCTGCTTAATGCTGCTTTGACATGTCTGGCGTTGAATATTTATCACGAGGCACGTAATGATACAGACACAGGTCAGTATGCTGTAGCACACGTGGTGTTGAATCGTGTGCAGCATGACAGATGGCCTGACGATGTGTGCAAGGTTGTCAAACAAGGCTATCACAAAGGCAAACACAAGTGTCAGTTCAGTTGGTATTGTGACGGTAAGTCAGACAAGCCTTATGAGGAAGTGTCTTGGGCAAAGGCTATACTTGTGGCTAATGATGTATTGTCAGGTATAGCTGACGATGTGACACATGGTGCTACGCACTATCATGCACGATATGTCAAGCCCTATTGGGCTAAACACTTGACTAAAACTGTGGCTATTGGGTCACACATATACTATAAATAGCTTATCGTTACTAGTATAGGGATGATAGGTGTGATATAACACGGCATCAGTTGCCATAATCAAATGAAAAGGAGATCAATATGCCATTTGATATTACAAATTTTGACAATTCAAACAGTAAACCGTTTGACGTTCCACACTATCTGGACTTCCCTGTGGAGTTTGAACCCACTAAAGTGAAGGACAAGAAGTATGTTATCAACGGAGAGACAGGTGAATACCTTGGTGTAGTCGGTGATAAGTTTACCTGTGCATCACATGGTGACTTCTATCGTGGTGTCTATGACACAATCACTGAAAACCTAATGCCAAAAGAGATGATGAATGCACAGTTTACGTGGCGGTCTGCCCGTAACAATGCGTGGTCTATGTTAGACATCTCATTACCTGATATGCAGGTAGAGATTAGCACAGATAATCATACAACTACGTTGGGCAATCGTATCATCTCATTACATGGTATTGATGGATCATGCAGCAATCAAGCATTCTTTGGTGCTATTGATTACTTTTGTACCAATGGGCAGATCCGTGGTGAGTACGACAAAGTGCGTAAGAAGAATACATCCAACTTTACACTGGATGGTTTTATCTACGAACTAAGACGTGCGAGAACTGACTTCTACGAGGAGACTGCCAAGATGCAGGTGTGGGCGCAGACTTCCACAAAGTATGTAGACATACAGTCTTTGCTTGAAGAGATGATTTCTTCCAAACGTAAGGCAGAAAAAATGTTTAGCCTGTACTGTGCAGAAGCAAGCACACGTGGTCACAACAAGTGGGCATTGTATTCTGCCTTTACCAACTATGCCAGCTATGCTGATGAACGTAACGGGTTTAACCTGCGTAACACTGGCAATGACACACAAGCTATCAGCATGTTCAGCCGTGAGCAAGAGGTTAGCAAGTGGGTCAGTGACAATCGGTTCATTCAGTTGGAGGCTGCATAGTGCCGATAAGTGTCACATACGTAAACAAAAGGGAGGCGAGTGTGCTAGGCTTGCCTCTCAGGTATGGCGATGTTGTAGGAGAAAAAATATTTCTACACTACCTAAAAAATAAGGCAACAGGTAGAATATATAAAAGATTTAAAGCCCCATCACATGGTGATACTGTAAAAAACAAAACAAAAGCAAAACTTGTACGGATAAAACAATTTTGCTCTCGTGTAAAAATGTTTAAGGGTTGTGCTATATGCGGCTATAAAAAACATCCAGCAGCTTTACATTTTAATCACATTGATCCAACAAAAAAAGTTGCTAATGTTAGTAAACTTAGATCGTGGGTAAAAGTAAAAGAAGAGATAAGGAAGTGCGAAGTATTGTGTGCTAATTGCCATGCAATAAAAACAGTTGAAGAAAAACACTATCTAAATGGGGTAACACATGAGTAAACTGCCACGATATGTACAAGAACGAGTGTCATCTTTTGGTGACATCTCGTATCGCTTTAATCCACCACAGATATTGGTAGACGAAGGTGTAGTAAAAAGAGAGTCTTACGGGTCAGACTTAAAGCAGGTTCGTAAGATCGTCAAGCAACACAATGAAAACATTGACAAATGGAGAGAAGAACAGTTGATGACTGTTCGTATGAACAAGGTCACAGATCTGATCAACTTTTACTATCAGTCTAATGATTTCAATATGTTACGTGATACAACTAAAGTGGATTACCGATACTTCCTGACCATCTTGCACCAGACTATGGGCTGGCGTAAGTATGACAAGATTACACCTAAGATTGCCAAGCAAGCCTATGAAGATTGGGTTAGGCGTGGCATCAGCTTTGCCAATCATGCAGCTACTTGTGCCAGTAGAGTGTACAATTATGCTATAATGATGGAGTATGCTACACAAAATCCTTGGGCTAATATCAAACGAAAGACCAGCAAACAACGTAAAGTTACATGGTCACACGGTGAGATCATCAAGTTCCTTGACATAGCCTACACAGACTTTGAGTACAGGAACATAGGACTAATAGTCCAGATGGCCTACGAGTGGTGTCAGAGGCTAGGAGACATGCGTAACTTACAGTGGGACAATATAGACTTTACCTACGGTAGATTAGAATTAGAGCAAAGCAAACGCAGGGCAGAGGTAAGTCTGCCTATATCTGATAATCTATTGCACATGTTGCGAGAACAACGTGAAGACTTTGGATTCCAAAAATACGTAGCTCCACATCCTAGACCTGTGAACGGGGTGTACAGTCCGTATGCTATGGAACGGCTATCTAAGGTAGGTAGACGGGTCATGCGACTAGCTGGTTTACCAGAAGAGTTAAGACTTATGGACATACGTAGAACAGGGGTAACACAAATGGATAAGGAGGGTGTGCCGATTAACCAGATTATGTCTGTTACAGGGCATAGCCATATGGCTTCTGTAAAGCCTTATTTAAAGCATTCTTACGATAGTGCAAATAGTGCCTTGACAATGCGTAACGTGAGTGTATCCTTGAGTGAAACGAACAACATAGAAAGTGATACATATGAGTATAAGAAATATAATTAATGATATATCACTTAGTAATGGTGAAACAAAACGTATGAACTGTCCTGAGTGTGGTGGCTATAAGACGTTTACCATTACAAACAATATGGGATCATTGCTATGGAACTGTTATAAGGCAGGGTGCTCTGTGTCTGGTGGTAAACGTGTTCACCTATCAGCAGAAGACATACGTAATTCTCTTGGTAGTGTTGCACAAGAGACACACTCTGTGGGTTTTGAAAAACCTGATCATTTTATAAATAACTACGATTCCATAGATCCGTTTTGTGCGGAGTGGGGGCTTGACCCCTATGCCTTGGGGCTATTGTACGATGTAAAGGAACATCGTGTGGTGTTCCCTATTATGCAAGGCAATGTAATGGTAGATGCTACAGGACGTAGTCTGTCAAAAAGATTGCCTAAGTGGAAAAGATATGGAAAAAGCATGTTGCCATACTCATATGGATGTGGTAAAACTGCTGTAGTTGTTGAGGACTGTGTGAGTGCCGCTATTGTTGGTGCGACAGACAGACTTGGATGCTCTGGTGGTGGTGTATATGTCGGGGTAGCAGTGTTGGGTACATCACTATCTGAGGGACACAAAGCGTACTTGTCACAGTTCTCAACGGCAGTGATTGCTCTAGACCCCGATGCCCTACCAAAGACACTGGCAATTGCTAAAGAATTACGTGGTCATGTACCTAATGTAAAGGTACTACGACTGCACGACGATCTAAAGTATCGTTACCAAACCGACTTCGACGATTTACAACACTTAGGAGAAACATAAATGGAATTATCACTTGTACGTAGCTTGATGGACAAAGAGTTCTACGATGAACATCGTGGTGCTAGATGTCCTGACAGACTATTCAGTAAAGACGTGCGCAAGATCAAGCAGTCTATTGACACTGCCATGGATCGGTATGAACGTACCGTAACACCAGATGAGATTGAAGCTTTATTCATGGCTAACAATCCAACACTTACTACCGCACAAAAACAAGCGTACTCACATTTGTTTATGCAAGTTAAACGTGAGACACCTATGGGCAGTGACGTAGCACAAGAGGTGCTATCTAAACTGTTCCAACAAGTGGTGGGAGAGGACATTGCTAATCTTGGGTTTGATTACGTAAATGGTGACAAGTCTAGTCTTGAGCCATTGCGTAACATGCTTGAGCAGTATGGAGATGACTTCACGCCAAACCTCAAGGTTGAGTGGGAAGATATTAGTCTTGATACTATACTTGCAATGACTGATCTTGAGTCACAGTGGACATTTAACATACCCACACTTACTCGCAAAGTAGAGGGCGTAAATGCTGGTCACTTAATTGAGGTAGGTGCAAGACCAAACACAGGCAAGACCTCATTCCATGCCTCTCTTGTTGCCAGTGAGGGTGGTTTTGCATGGCAAGGTGCTAAATGTATTGTGTTGTGTAATGAAGAGGCTCATTGGCGTGTCGCCCATCGTTACATTACAGCAGCTACAAACATGGACAAGCACAAAGTCAGTAAAAATAAAGATGTAGCTATGCGTGTATTTGATCAGATACGTAGTAAAATTATGTTTAAAGATTCATCTGGACGTGACATGAATTGGGTAGAGTCTGTTTGCAAATCATACAAGCCTGACATTGTAATCTTAGACATGGGAGATAAGTTTGCACGTACTGCTGGCTTTGCTAGACCTGATGAGGCACTAAAGGCTAATGCTGTACATGCTAGACAGATTGCAAAGCAACATGAATGTGCTATCTTTTATATGTCTCAGCTATCTGCGGATGCAGAGGGTAAGGTTGTACTAAACCAAGCTATGATGGAAGGTAGTCGTACAGGTAAGGCAGCAGAGGCAGATCTAATGATTATGATTAGCAAGAACCCTACGGTAGAGGGACAAGAAGAAGAGGATAATATGAGACATATTAACATTGTTAAAAACAAGTTGTCTGGTTGGCATGGCATAGTGCACTGTGACTTAGACTATCACACTGCGAGGTATATCCCATGAAAAAATATCTTGATAAAATGCCTGAGTTTTGTCTTAGCCACTGGCTTTTACGAATACCATTGTCTATTGTATTTATACAACAAGGGCTATCAAAACTACCTTTAACTGCCGATGATGCCAGTTCTTTTGAACTACCATATATCGTGTGGTGGTTTGCAGCTTATGGTGAAATTGGTGCAGGTATAGGATTACTAGTGGGTGGTCTGATAGCTTTTACTTACCTACACTTAGATCACCCTTGGGTAGAAGATATAATAACAAGGTTTAGTGGTATAGTTATATGCTGTATTATGACAGGTGTGATATGGGTAGGTGAACCTGATAGCCTGTTGGATGTTTTACTATACGATAACTTACATGTATTACTTTGGGTGGGCGGTTTGTTCTTTGCACTCAGAGGTAGACTAGCATGAGAAGGTTTGACACTGTTGAATGCCCTTGGTGTAAAGAGATATTTAACTGGAAAAAGCATGACACTTGCCCACACTGCAAGGATAAATATCAGTGTGTTAGTTGTGGAGCACCAACTAAGAACACATGGTGCAGTTTTTGTTTGGAGGAAGAATGATGAGTGAACAATATCACATAAAGGGTGCCTTTGGTGCCTTTCTGGTATGCGCCTTTTTAATCTTAGGTGTACCAATAATAATTAATCTTTTGTTTTGGCCTGATATAGGTGTTTGGAGTGTGTTGCGATGAAGTGGTATGTAATGGTATTCTTTTTGTCTTGGAATGAAGATGGGACAAGAGACACGTTTGTATTTACAAACCCAGTTTACAATACTGAGGCTGAGTGTAGGGTTACACTCACTGACAGGGTAAGTATAATGAACTATGTGCATGGATTAATGACCGTGTATAATGGTATGCTACCTGGTGCAGTAGAGATGGTCAACTGTATAGATCAGAATCAGTTTAATGAACTTCAAGGGTTAAAGAACCAACAGGAGGGTAAAGTTGACGCCTAGAGAAGCAGCACAAATAGAGGCAGAAAGAACTTTTGACTTGTTTATTCTGTGGTCTAAGAGGGCTTTCATTTACAGCACCCTATTTTTGATGGTGGTTGTATTTGGTTGTAACAGCGGTGTTGAAACAGGGCCAGACAAGTCAGGCTCACAGTATAACGGTGAGGCGTACTCACCAATGAACTTAAATGTAAAGGATAAAAAATGAGTAACAAACTAAAAGTCGTGCCTTTGAGCATCGTCAGTGTCTTTGATTTATTCAAAGAAGCATGGAACAGTGTGATGACAATACAGGATTCACCATTACGTCACATCCAAAGGCTAGACCCAATGGCTGCACATGCAGTGTTTCAGATACTTGCATACATGTGGAGTGCAATCTTTGCACTGTGGATAGGCAACATATTCTGGTTTGCAATTAGTGGATTAGGTCACTCTCTTGTGCTTGCTGGTATATTTATTACTGCACTAACTTACAAAGAGGCTGAGAAAAATTCTAAGGTAGATCCTATTGACAATGTAAGTAGCGGTAGAATGTTTGGTGGAGAGCACGATTGAGGATTACTAATGATAAGACCAATGACAGAAGAGGAACGACAAAGAGCAAAGGAGAGGCGACAAATGAACACGGCAAACATGAATGCAGAGATTCAGTTATATAACGCAATGACTCGTAATAAACTGAACGTAAAAGAGGCGATAGAGGCTATGGATCGTTATGCAAATGACAAAGACTTCCAAAAACAACTTGACGATTACTACGGAAGTGAGTTATACATAGCTGATGACTTTGATGAAGTAACATCAGACCACTAGGAGAACTATGAAACACTTAACACTCGACATAGAAAACACTGTGACCAAACGTGACGGTAAGCTACACTTAGATCCGTTTGAACCTGAGAATACATTGGTTATGGTGGG